GAGGCCGAGGCCGAGCGTGCGGCGATTCAGGACGAGGGGATTGTGCTGTGAGCGGCGTTGCGCCCGACCTCGAGCGCCACCTGGTCGATTACGCGCTCGACCAGCTGGGCGTGCTCGGTCGAGCCGCCGGCCTGCAGTACGTGCGCGGCTGCCTCGACGTGTGGCGGCGTGAGTACGGCGATGCGCTGGCCGACAAGGTGGCCGCACAGGTTCGTGCTGCGGCGCAGAAGGGGCGGCCGTGATCGAGCTTGTCCTGCCGTGGCCGGTGTCGGCGAACCGCTACTGGCGCTCGTTCGTGCCGCGCGGCCACAGCCGGGCGATCGTGTGCCTGTCGAACGAGGCCAAGGCCTACAAGCGCGAAGTGGCTTATCTGGCGCGTCAGGCGGGGCTACGGCAGCCGATCACCGGCCGGGTCGAGGTCGGCATCGTCCTGTACCCGGAGCGCCCGCTGGACTGGCAGAAGCGGGCACAGCGCGATCCGCTGACCTGGGACGACTCGGTGCGGTGCATCGACCTCGACAACGCCAGGAAGGTGCTCTACGACGCTCTCAAGGGCGTGGCATTCGAGGACGACGGGATGATCTTCGCGGATCACAGCCGGCGGGCCGAGCCGGACGGGGCGGCGCGGGTGGTGGTGACGGTTCGGGCGCTCGAGCTGGCCGATCCGCGCGGACGGCTGTGGAGCGATGGGGTAGCGGCGTGATCGAGTACGCAGTGCATATCGAGGGCGGAGAGGTTTCTGAGTGCGACTGCTGCGCAAGCAGGGTGCCGACCTACCTGTTTCGGGTCGGCATCGACGGACGCCGAAGGTTGTGCGAGTTCTGCTCGTCGACGATGGCCAGTCGGCACACGGAGTACCCGGCGATGGACCAGTTCAGTGCGCTTCGGGCCGAAATATGGCGCGCTGCTGGTGCCGTTTTTAACGCGCTCGACGAGAGACGAAAAAGAGGCGATTCATGACAACGCAGCTGACCGGCCGCATCAGCGGAGCGCCGGAGTTCGACGGTTGGCACTACCAGCTGGTGCTCGATGACGCGACGCGGCAATTCACGATCAGCGACGGCTCGGTGCTGGTGGTGGCGTGGCCAGCCGGCGTCGGCCACCGCCCGCTGCCGGCGCGGCTGCTGTACGTGCCGCCGCGATGGCTGGAGGCGGGGCGTGACTGAGATCGCCGTCGTGCGCCGCGGCGGCGTGCTGATGGCCGCCACCGACGAGGACCGCGAGGCGATGCGGAGGATCCCGGCCGGCGAGGCGGTGCGCTTCGAGTTCCGGGCCTTCCGCAACAACGCCTTCCATCGCAAGTGGTTCGCCCTAGCCAGGTTCGCCTTCGACCACTGGCAGAACGACGCTGCGGTCATCGAGTACCGCGGCCATCCGGTGCGGCGCAGTTTCGACCAGTTCAGGCGCGACCTGACGGTGCTGGCCGGGTTCTACACCCCTGTCTACGGCGTGGACGGTAGCGTGCGGCTCGAACCGAAGTCGCTGGCCTGGCACCGCATGGACGAGGACGAGTTCTCGAAGCTGTACGACGCCACGGTCGACGTCGTGATCCAGCATGTCGCCGGGCTGGACATGCCGCGCGACGAACTGATCGCGCTTGTCGAAGAGGCGGCGGCGTTCGGATGAGCTTAGCGCTTGCGTGAGCGCGCCGGCCGCTGACGCAAGCGATCCAAGGGCCGGCACACACAGGAGGTCGACATGGCCAAGGCCAAGAAGCCGGCGAAGAAAGCCAGCAAGAAGCCCGCCAAGAAAGGCTACTGATCGGTAGCTGGGCGTTGCATCCGGCTGCGGCGGCTTCGGCTGCCGCAGTCTCACCCAAGGAGGAACGGTGTTGGCCCTGGACCGACCGACGATCGACGAGCAGTACGGGCGCGCCACACAGGCCGGCAACCTGCAGCACCGCGCCGGCCCGTGCCCGACCGACAAGCTGGCGGCGCTTGCCTGGGCTGATCGCCGGCTGGCCTCGCCGCTGTTTCGCGCGCGTGTGGCCAACGACGCCAGCCAGATCCGCCTGCTGCACGACCTTTGGCGCCAGGAGGTCGCGCGCATGGCCGAGCGGCGCCGCTGGAAGATCCTCGTGCCGGCGGTAACCAGCGACGACAAGCGGGTGCTGGCCGACGTGCTGCTGCCGGCGCTGCTGGTGCGCGAGGTCGCCCGCATCAGCCTCGATCACTTCCTGTTCGACGTGTGCCCGACCTGCACCGGCCGGCGCTACCGGCCGCACCGCGACGTGCTGCTTGAGCGCGGCATGGACGCCGAGACGGCCGAGCGCTTCGGCGATGTGCTCAGCGACGAGCTGTGCCCAGCCTGCGGCGGCACTGGCCAGTCCGAGCCCGACACGCCCGAGTACCTGCTGCCGTTGGTGCGCCGCGCCATCGAATCGCTGCACGGCCGGTATGTCGAGTACGGGCTTGCCGCGTTAAAGCGACTGGTGCCGCTGGTCAGAAGTTGACGCTATCGGTAACCCGCACTACAGTCGCGGCAATTCGACCGTAGCCGGCCTCACAAACCGGAGCCCTTCAGCGGCTTCGCTCGCCCTGCGGTTTTGATCGGACGCCCGCCATTGCGCGGGCGTCGTCGTTTCTGCGCTCCCGCCAACGCGGCTCGCCACCCCTGCCGCTTGCCGATCCGGGCCTGCATTGCGTCGGGAGCGCGACCCTCACCTTCGGAGGTTGCCGTGCCGGGAAAGAAGTCCCAGCGCGCCGCCGCGCCGGTCGTCACCGCGACGTCGGCCGGCCTGGCGCTGATGCGGGTAGCCGATGGGCAGCGGATCGTGCCGCGGTCGTTGCGGACGAGATCGCGCGCGGCGAAGTGGGTCGACGTGCTGCGGATGCGCGGCCACCGGGCGGCGACGTGACCTACGTTCAGGGCATCGAAGTGCTGAGCATCCTCGTGCTCGGCGGCGCCTGGGTGTGGGCCAAGGCAGTCCAGTGGGCGATTGACGCCGTATGGGGCGACGAATGGCCATGACACTGCTTGCGGCCGGCGTCAGCATCATGCTCGGCGCCACGGCGTTCCAGACGCAGGACGAGAACCACTGGTTCCAGCGGCGCTACCCCCATCAGATCGAGCGCGTCAGCCCGTCGTTCGACCTCGGCTGGCAGCACGGCCGCTGGCGGCTGCACTACAGCTACCTCGGCCGGGCCAAGAGCCTGGCGGTCGCCGACCCCGACGACGGCAACTACCGCCCGCACACCGAGCTTGGCGGTCCGTGCCGCAAGGCCTGCCTGCCGGTGCATGAGCTGCCGGTGTGGCAGGGTCGCGGCGAGGTCCACGGCGTCGGCCTGACCTACCGCTGGCAACCGCGGCCGGCGCTCGGCATCGAGGCCGGCGTGCTGGCCTACCGGCCGACATGGGAGCAGACGGTCGTCGGCTGGTATCCGCCGGACCGGCCGGACGAGCGCTCGACGTTCACCGTGCGCCATTCGCCGAGGATCGGCCTGACGCCGCAGCTGGCGCTGAGCTACCGACTCTGGCCACGCGCCGAGGCGGTCATGCAGTGGCGCCCGCGGTTGCAGCAGGGCGGCCAGTACGCGCCGCTGTTCCACCGCAGCGCGGTGACGGTCGGCGTGCGGCTCAATCTTGGAGGTCGATGACGTGATCGCAGTGACGCGCAAAGGACGGTGGACCGTCGTGCGGCGGGATACCGGCGCGCAAGTGTCGCAGCACGACGCGATCGAGAACGCGATCGAATCGGCCGCGAAGGCCGGCGTGTTGTGCGACATCAAGCCTCCGCTGTACGAGGTAGCGCCGACGACGCTTGCGCCCGCTCCGGCGCCTGAACCCGCGCCGGCACCAGCACCGGAACCGGCACCAAGCCCGGTGCCGGAATCGCCTGCTGATGCGACGTACGAGGCCGAGGGCGGGGTGTTTGGGGGCGGTGCGACGGTGCAGACGACGAGTAGTGCGTCTGGCGGGAAGGCTGTTGGGACGATGCTGCTTGTTGGGGCGTTTTGCCGTGTGATCGTGGATGGCGGCCTGAGCGGTGGTGCGAGGTCGCTGGTGATCCGGTACGCGAACGGGCATTCGTCGGTGCGGGTGATGAGCCTGTACGTGAACGGGGCGAAGAAGGGGCAGGTTTCGTTTCCGGTGACGAGCGGGTGGGCGAAGTTCGTGGAGCTTGCGCCGGTTGCGGTGCAGTTGGCGGCCGGCCCGAACGAGCTGATGGTGAGGACGGATTCGGGTGACACGCCGGACGTGGACCTGGACTATTTCAGGGTGGTGTCGGGCGAGGTTGTTCCGGCGCCGGCACCAGCGCCGACACCAGCACCAGCACCTCAGTGGTCGACTCCGGCGGAAATCAGTCTGGCGCCGGGGCAGGCGTTTGATCTGCGCACGACGCTGCCGATCGAGCTGCCGGCTGGCGGAACGTTCGGTGTTGGCTCTGGCGGTCTGCCGCAGGGCGTCTCGCTGTCAGCCGCAGGATTGCTCAGCGCGGCCTCGGCTGCGCCTGCGGCGTCCGTGCGCGACGTGGTGTTCTCGTACACGTTCTGAGGTGATGGACTTCGCCGCCGCCGGCAAGCTGGGTGCGCAGGCAAACGCGGAAAGGTTCAACCGCGCCTTGCGCGAGGAAAACGATCGGCTCCTGGCCATGATCGTCGCGCTGGAACGCGAGATACAGCAGCACGAGGCGCGCGAGTTGCGCTTATCTGAGCGGATCGTTGCGCTTGAGCATCGGCTTGGCCGGACCGTGGCCAGGAAATAGGACAACACGATGCGCTGCCCTGTCTGCAAACACGACTGGCCACCCGGCAACGAGCACGGCATCTGCGTGGCGCTGTTCGGCGCCTGCCTGTGGTGCCGCCTCGGGCCGCATGCGCCGGTCACCGACGAACAGCGCGAAGCTGACCTGGCCGCGATACGTGCCAGGCGCGCCGCCGAAGGCGATGCCACCTACATTCGAGTCGAGGACTACCGCAAAGTGATCGACCCACACAGCCATCGGGTGCTCGCGCCGTGAAGCTGACGCCGAACTTCTGGCTGTCCGAGTTTGAGCGTTCGGGAATGGCGGCCCGGCGCGGCATCGACAACTCGGTGCCGGTCGACCTGCTCGACAACGTGATGCTGGCCGCGCAGATGTTGCAGCGGATCAGGGGGTTCCTGTCGGACATGGCCGGCCAGGACGTGCCCATCCACATCACCAGCGGCTACCGCGCCCCTGCGCTGAACGCGGCTGTGGGCGGCTCGCCGCGTTCCGACCACATGCAGGCGCTCGCGGCCGACTGGATCGCGCCCGTGATCGGGCCGCCGAGCATGATCGTGCGCCTGCTGCTGCCGCACCTGGACGCACTTGGCATCGGACAGATCATCGACGAGTTCCCGGCTGGCGGGCGCGGCTGGGTCCACACATCGGTAAAGGTGCCCGACAACCCGATCAATCGCGCGCTGGTCATCGACCAACATGGCGTGCGGCCCTTTGTCGCGTAGGAGGTCGCCATGCGCAGGGTGTTCGTCGATGTTCTGCTGCTCGTCGCCGCGTTCTTGCTGCTGTTGTTCGCCTCGGCACTGCTGGCGCAGGAGGCGCCGACGCATACCCTTGCCGGGGCCGAGCACCCTGACGGCGGCGGCAAGGACGTGATTCGCCTGTTCGCGGCGACCACGGCGACCTGCAAGGCGCTGCACAAGGATGCCGGGCGCGCCACCTACACCTACCGCGACCGCGTGGCCTCGGCGCCGCAGCTCAGCGGGTCGGTCATCGAGGGCTGCTATGTGCTCAATGGGCCGCTGGTCTACATGATTTTCGAGGACGGCGACCGGGCGGCCGTGCCGCTGGCGCGCTTTACCGGCCCTGGCGGTCGAGGTTCGATGTGATTTCGCTTGCGGCGATCGGCGGCCTGCTCGGAGCCATCCCGCGGCCGGTGATGATCGCCGGCGCGGTCGCGCTAGTGCTGCTGACGGTCGTTGGTATGCAGCGCTGCTCGATTGCCTCGCTCGAGCGCGACCTGGCGGCCAGCCGCAAACAGGTGGCCGAGTTGGACGCGGCCTACGGCATCTGCCGCGGCGCGGTACGCGACCTGGAAGCGGCGAACGCCGAGCTGGCGCAGGCGGCCGAGCGGCAAAGCGACGAGATCCGGCGCATGGCCGCCGCCGCCGATGAGGCGCAGCGCGAGGCCGACAGGCTGCTCGCCGCGGCGCAAAAGCGCATCGCCGAGAAGTCAAGTGCCGTCGAACTGCTGGCCCGGGCGCTGCGGCAGCCGCCACCTGCATCGACGTGCCCGGCCGGCGATGCCGTCAAGGTGATCCGGGAGGCCCTGAAATGAGGTCCGCGATCCTGCTGTTGATCGCCCTGCTGGCGGCATGCGCCACGCCGGTGGCGCCGCCGCCAGTGGTCGTGCACAAGCCGGTCGAAGTGCTGGTGCCGGTCAAGACGCCGTGCCTGCGCGCCGACCAGGTGCCGGCGCTGCCCGAGGTTCCGGCCGACGCTGAACTGCTTGCACTGCACGACTACCAGCTGGTCATCACCATCGACATGCTGCGCCGCCGGCTGCACGACTACGCCGTGCTGGCGCAGGCCGCCATGACCGCCTGCCTACAGCAACCATAGGAGGGCTGCCGTGCAGTCAATGCTCGACGAACTAAGAAACGCAGCGCCCGGCATCGCCGGGTCGCTGCTGGCCTTGATGTTCCTGCGCCGCCCGCTGTTCGTGCTCGCCGGCATGTTCGTCGGCGGCAGCCTGCTCAGCTACTACGGCGCCAACTGGCTGGCCGAGTGGCTGTCGATCGAGCGGCACACAGGCCTGGCCGGCTTCGTTCTGGGCCTGTTCGGCATGGCCGTTGTCGCCAAGGTTTACGACACGATCGACGCCCTGGCGCCGACCGAAGTGGCCAAGGCAGTGATCGAGGCGATCCGCAAACGCCTGGGGGTGTAGCCGATGACGATGCTGACCGTGCTGACCGTGGCTTCGCTGCTGATCGTGATGACGCTGTGCATCGCCGCGCTGTTCAGTCGGTACTTTCTCGACAACTGGCTGCAGCACGTCGGCCTGATCGGCATCGGCACGACGAGCGCGATGCTGGCCGAAATGGTCGTGCACGCCGAATACGTGCCGCCGCAGATGGCCCTCATGGCGATCAGCCTCGCTGTCTACGCGCTCGGCACGGCCTACAAGGTCTGGCGCTACCGCAACTGCCCGCAGCCGGATTGGGGCAAGAAGCCGGTGCACAAACTCGGCCGCAAGCCGGACGACGCCACGGGGTACTGATGGCCGCAGCGACCGAGCAGGAAGTGATGGCCGCCGGCAATGCGCTCAACGCCCTGTATGCGGCCCTGCGCGCCGAGCGCGAGCGGCTGCAGGCGCTACAGGCCGAGGGCGATGCGATCGTCACCAAGATCGCCGCCCAGGTTGCCCGTGTGCAGGCCGCGCAGGACGACGCCGCGGCGGCCCGCGCCGAGCTGCGCTCACTGTTGACTCGCACATGATCTGCGCCGCCATGCACGGCTACCGGCTGACGCCGGTTGTCTCGGCGCTGTCCGACATGCCGTGCGGCACGACCCTGGCACACGTCGCCCCGGCCTACGGACAGGCGGCGGTGATCGCGCTTGTCATGCTGATCGACATTGCCCGATCGCTGCACGGACGCGCCGTGGTCGACCGGGCCTTGGAGACGGTGGCCTCGCACATGCCCGGCGCCAGCCTCTTTGCGAAGGCTGTGCTGTGGGCCGGCTGTTCCGAGCGGCGCGACGCGCTTTCACTGGCCCTGATGCGGGCTCATCTGACCGGAGACGATTGATGCCTGTCGACATTACCGAGTACGCCGAGCTGGCGAGAGACGCGATGAACCTGACGATTCCAGCCGGTCAGGAGCCGGCCACCGCAGAGCAGCAGGTGGCCATCGGCGGCGGCAGCGTCCAGTCGGCAGCCTTCGCCAGCACGACCCGATTCGTTCGCCTGCATGCCGATGCGGCCTGCCGCATCGCCTTCGGCGTCAACCCGACAGCAGCCGGCACGTCACGCCGATTGGCGGCTGGGCAGACCGAGTATTTCGGCGTGATCGGCGGCCAGAAGGTCGCAGTCATTACCTCGACGTAAAGGAGCACGACAGATGAAACGAGCACGGGGCGTCGCCCTCATCAACATCTTCGATCACCCGAAGAACGACTACAGCGCCTTCTGGGAGATCGCAAGGCCGATTCCCGACCCGGACGGCAGCGGCAAGTGGGTCTGGCGGGCGCGACTGCACAGCTATGCGCCGATCGCATGGGAGTGGGGCGGTCAGCGCTACTCCGAGCGGCCCGACGTGCAGGCGCCGACTTTTCCGCCCGATCTGCCGTTCGGCCTGCCCGCCGGCGACAAGGCCGGCAACCACGCCGGCGCGATTGCGGTTGCCGCGGCCATCGGCGTCGATCCGTTCAGCATGACGGTGGCGCAGCTGGCCGAGGCCCGCGTGCGCGCTTGCGAGCGCGCGCATGCCCAGGCGCCGAAGCCGGTGACGCTGCTCGATGAGGCGACCGATGTGGTCGACAGCGAAGAGGACGCGCATATCGCTGCGCAAAGCTGGGTGGCCTCGAGGATCGAGAACTACCGCCGCAGCGTGCCGCTGAAGGACTACAGCGACGCCGAGGTCGAGGCGATGGTGCAGTTGTTCGATGCCAGCCGGCAGGCAAAGGATTTCGCCCGCGTCGACCGCATCCGCGGCCTGTTGAAGTCGCGCGGCGTCGTGCTCGACGAGCAGCCGAACATCGACCACGACGGCAAGACCGCCTGGCGACGCCAGTAATCCACCACCGGACAAAAGGAGAACCGAACCATGAATCGCACCCTTCAACTGCCGTTCGGCCTCATCGTGTGGGGCCTGCTTCAAGACCTGGCTGCCGTCCTGCGCGGCGGTTTCCGCGAGCTCCTGTCGTTCGCTCTCGGCTATGCCACGACGCTGCGCAATTCGCGCCTGAACGCGGTACGCGATGCGGTCGATGCCGGTGCCGGCGCCGGGCTGCGGCGCATCTACGACGGCTCCAGACCGTCGACCTGCGGTACGGCGACCAACCTGCTGGCCGAGCTGACGTTCAGCGATCCGTGCGCGGGCGCGGCCTCTGGCGGCGTGCTGACACACTCGGCGATTACGGCCGACTCGTCGGCCAACGCCACTGGCACGGCAACCTGGTTCCGCGACGTGGATTCGACCGGCACCTGCGTCATGGACGGGTCTGTCGGTACGTCGGGGGCGGACTACAACCTGAACTCGACCTCGATCACGGCGGGCGTTCAAGTGAGTTGCACGTCGAGCACTCTGACTGCCGGGAATGCCTAGTTCTCCAATGGTGTTCACCGAAAAATATCGGTGCGCTTGTCTTGCGTGCAGCGCAGAAATCATCGTGCTACGCCGACGTGGGCCTCGAGATACCTGCTCGAGGTGCCTCAACAAGCAGCGCATTGCTCGCTGGAAGACCGCGCACCCAGGTCGACACAATGAACTTAACCGCGAGTCGCGTAAGCGCAAACCGCGCCTTGATACGTGGCAGCAGCGCAATCCAGAGCGCACGGCGGAGAGGGCTAGAAGGTGGCGCTCAGCCAACCCGGATCGCGCGAAGGAAATAGAGCGCCGATGGCGCGCAGCAAACCACGAGTTAGCCAAAGCAATCCAACGCGCGTACTACGAGCGCAATCGCGCAACCATCTCGGAGCGCAGCCAGGCCAAGCGTCTATCTGATCTAGAACGCGCATTGGAGCGCGAGCGCATGGCGTATGCGCGCAACCGGGAGGTTATTGCTGCGCGCAGGCGTGGAAGTTGGGTGAGGTCTGTATCCCGTACGCCGCCGTGGGCCGACCGCGAGGCGATGGCGGCGCTTTATCGTGAAGCGCGGCGATTGACGCGCGAGACTGGCATCGCACATCAGGTCGACCATGAGATTCCGTTGAGGGGCAAGTTGGTCAGCGGGCTACACGTCGAAACAAACCTTCGAATCATCACAGCAGAAGCGAACCGCCGCAAAAGCGCTCGCTTCACCATCGAATAGGAGGTCGCCATGCGTGGGGTCTACACCTTCACCCGGGATGAGGTCACCGCGGGCTCCGCGGCGGACGTGCTCGGCATCATCATCCCGGCGAACACGCTCATCGACGTGCTCGATCTGCCCATCTGGGGCAAGAGCGCGTCGTCGGCGCCGCTGGCCATCGGCCTGTTCCGGTTCACCGGCAACACGCCGACGCTCTCGCAGCCGATCACGCCGCGGGCCAAGGATCCGGCAAACGCGCTGGCCGCCGCCGTGTCATGGGGCGGCCGTGGCACCGGCGCGCAAGCGGTTTGGAGCGCCACGCCGCTGACGCTGGACACCGAGCCCTTCATGTCGTGGGGCTTCAACGCCTTCGGTGGCCTGTTCCCGTGGAAGGCGGACAACTACCGCCGCATGGCGCTCGGCGGTTCGTCGGCCATGTACGTGACCATGCGCGTCATCAACGGCACGGGCACGATCGGCTACCGCTGCGAATACCTCGAGTAGCGCTGTGCCGTCGTTCGCACCGCCGACGTTCGGCGCGCGCCTCGTACTCGGGCCGGGGCTTAGCAACACAAAGTTGCACGCGCCAGACCCGCCGACGTGGACCTCGCTACCAACGTTCAGCGACCTTGTGGCAGGCCAGCCGGCGGGGCCATTCGCGCTTGGCGTTACGACGGTCAATGGAGCTTTCATCACGCTTGCATGGGTTGGCCCGGGCGCTCAACCTGGTTGGGTGAACCTTGTCAGTGGTGTCGCACCGACGATCGAGTTTGACGGTACACAAACCGACCAAGACGACCTTTCGGGCGTCATCATCAGCGCGACTGCCAACGGGCAGACGGTCAACAGCAGTGCCGGCAGCATCACCGTCGCGCCATCGCAGGTCGCGCCGACGTGGAACACGGTGCCGACGATCTACACCAGCCAAATGCCATACGACTTGACGCAGCATGTTACGGGGTGGAATAGTAGCCTGCATCAGATGCGCGAGGTCACGGCCAATCTGTCCTCTGCCAACGTCAGTCTGTCGTCCGCCGGCATTTTGACGTATTCCGGCAGCGGCGGCACATCGCAGACTGGCGTGCAGATCGAAGTGGTTGACACTGCCGAAGCCGACTGGATTTCCAGAACCAGCGACCCGCGCGTGGTATGGTACCACGATTTTCGCAGCGATTCGGAGGTCAATGCGTTCCGTTGGACCGGCGGCTGGGGCAACGATCCATTGGCGAACGGAGCAAATGGTCCGTATTGCCGGCGCATCACCACTGACGGCATCGATGCTGGAGGTGGCGTCGGATGCGTTGAGATTATCTGGCCAACTGCTGGGCAGTATGGCAATTCGTACTGGTGGCGTTCGTTGTCACCGCTGACCGGCGCATCAAACGGCAGGGGAGTTGATGATCCGGCGGCGAACGGCACCATACCGCTGCGCACCTTGATTGCAACGGACCGTGGTAGCGAAACCGCAAATTTCATCTATGGGTACTACGGCGACCCAGACTACCAGTACATGTATCCCGGCCAGTTTGACGGAAACGACTATTACGTTCAGGTAAGGGTCAAGATGGACCCGGCAAGGATTGCTGCCGGTCTTGACCCCGGAGGTAATCAGTTCGGCAAGCTTTTCTATTTGACCCGTACTGACGTATCTCTTACGGCGCAGGAAATCAACACTGAGTCATACCAGCCTGGATACGCTGGCCGAAACTACTTCTCCATGTATCGTAGCGGTAGCCCGCCACTCGAAAATGATTCTCCTGGGCAGGGCAACCAGCCTGGGAACGATAATGGCATTGTCTGGTTCGACAACCGAGACGGCTCGGCAGACAATGCGTTTTACTGGCCGTCGACAGCGAAATGGGTGACGTTGCTCTACTACGTCAAGCCGATGATCACCGAATCGTATTCGACAGTTGTACGTGTCTGGAAGGCGGTGGCAGGAGAAACAACGTACACGAAGATCTGGGATCAGACGAACATCCCTCTGCCGTATGGCAGCACCAAACCGTATGGGCACAATGCAATCATTTTCTGCTCATACCAAAACCAACTGGTCGCAGCCAATGGTTTCTATCACCGCATGGCGCAGATCATCTTCAAGAAAGGGACTGGCACGGGAAGTATTGCTGACGGCATTCCTTGCCCGAACGATCCTGTTCAGCGGGGTGAAATATGAGCCGCATCTCCAATGCTTTCAACGTCACAGTGGAGTCGGCACCAAGTGCTCCGTCGTGGTATAGCGGTCTGACGTTGAACACCTGGACACAATTGGCGAACACCAATACGCTGTCCAGCGTTGGGGCGAACGTCGGGCCAAGCAGCTCCGAGGCGGTGATGACCGCGTATGCCGGCGCTGCGTTTGCGTCAAATTTTGGCACGTTCGGCAGCATGATTCACTGGAATGGTGGTCACAGTGACTACTACGGCAATGAGGTATATGCCTTTGACCTTAACACTAGTACATGGTCAATGATCAAGGGGCCATATACCGGCTCAATGTTTCCTCCGAGTCCAGTCAATGGCTGGTGGTCGGACGGAACGCCGGCGGTGCCGCATACCTATTATTTCGTCGGATACAGGCCATCGACTAATGAATTCATCGCCGGCTGGCGAGCGACGACTAATCAGGGCGGTGGCAACCAGCCGACGCCGTCGAGAATCAACCTGTCAACTAAAGTATGGGTCAATAGTTCGCAGGAGCTACCATTCACGATTGGCAGTGACGAGGGATGCGTGTATGACTCGTCCCGGGACTCGCTGTGGTATGTATCGACGATTTTCGGTGTCAAGGTTGGCAGATACAGTTTTGCGTCTGACTCATTTGTCGGCAACTATTCGCTGTCGTCAGCGGTCAACGAGGGGCCTGTTGTCTATGTGCCGACGAAGGACTGCATTCTTCGATTCCACACTACTGGCGGCAACGGCTGTCTCGGCATTGATTGCACAAATCCATCGGCTGGAACGGTATCGATAGCATTCACTGGTAGCGGCCCAAGTTCGTATTCCTACGGAAACATGGCTCATTGGTCGCCAAATCTTGGTAAGGTGGTTTGGTATAACTCGCGGTCAAACAGTCTTTACACGTTGACACCACCTTCCGGTGACTGGAAAACACAGGCGTGGACATGGGCCGCAGTCCCAATGTCCGGGACGACTGGAACGCATAGCGGTTCTACCGGAACGTATGGAAAGTTCCAGCTCGCACATTGGGGAAGCGCGACAGTGGCAATTGTCAATGCAAACTACAATGGACCTTGCGTCGTTGCGAAACTTTCATAGGATGGCGATGTAACGATCGAGATCGTGCCGACGGAGGAATATGACTAAAGTGTTTGTTTATAGGTACCAATAATCATGGCTGCTAATCATGGCTGCATTTGTTAATGCATCAGACAACACGCCATATGCTGTTGGTACGTCAATTTTGATTGTGGCGCCATCTGGACAAACTAACGACGATATTCTGATCGCGCACATTTTAGTTGCCGAAACGTCAGATACGATTGCCGGACTGGGCCCGCCCTCTGGATGGACCCTGATTTCTGATCAGTACGTCAACACAGGTGGCGTGCAGGAACACTGGCTGACGTACTGGTATCGCGTGGCTGGCAGCGGATCTTCAGCGTACACATGGGCATGGACCAATTCGCTCGGACGGTCCGGCTATATCACACGTTGGAACGGCGCTTACACGACGGGCAATCCGTTTGAGGCGACAGGATTCTCGACGCCAGACACCAACGACGGCAAGGTGGCGCCGTCCATCAACAGCGGGTACGACAACTCGCTGTGGATTGCGATTTCCTATGCGAACAATTGGGGCGCATGGGATCATCAGGCCGGATTCACTGAGCATGTGGATGGGTCGGCGAACGTTGCCTTCAATGTTTCGTCCAAGGCGCTGACAAGCGGCGGTCCGACCGGCACAGCAACATTCACAAGGACAAGCGCCGGAGCTGGCAATGCCTGCAGTCTGTTGCTTCTGGATACGACGCCAAATCCTGACAGCGACATTACTGGAACGAGCGCACCGAGCGAGGCATCCGACTCTGGCGGCGCCTCAGGCTTCACCATCAACGCCGGCACTGCAGCGCAGACCGATGCGGACGACACGGCGACCATTGTCGGGGGGCGCGAGTCAGTTGGTACGGCAGAGCCTATTGAGGCCGAGGACGCTTCCTCAGCAGACGGGTCTGTGGGGGCGGCGGTTTCTGGGACGGCGCCGGTCGTCGAGGATGCGGACACGTCGACCACGAGCGGCCTGGTTGTTGTTCAGGGCGCCACAACACCAACGGAAGATGCCGACACGCTCGCCGCAACCGGCGACGCCATCGGCATCCAGATCCCGGTCGTCGACGAGATCGACGACGAGGTTGCCGAGGACACCTACGCCGACTTCCAGCCGGTATTCATCGGCATCATGCTCGATGCCGGCGGCGTCACCGGCACGGCGGCTGCCACAGAGGGCGAGGACACGGCGATACTGGCCGGTTCGGTCGGCTCGGCGATCACCGGCACCATCGCCGTTACCGAGGCTGCCGATACCGGCTCGGCGACCGGCACGAACCTGGTGTTCGGCACATTCGAGGCCACCGACGAGGCTGACATCAACGCAGCATCCGGCGCAGTCGGCGGCGCCGAGCGGTTCGGCACGTTCGACGTGCTTGAGCAGGACGATGCGTGCAGCGCGGCCGGCATTGCCCTGGCCTCTGGAACGATCATCGTTACCGAGCAGGACGACAGCATCTACGCGATCGGCTACCACGGCACGCCGCCGGCGGTGTCGACGATCACCGTCAACCCGATCCTGCGCGTTGGCGGGATGATGGGCGGGGCGCACTGATGGCGACGCGCAAGACGACGGCCAAGAAGGGCGACGACTGGCGCGCCGAGCTGGCGCGGCGCCGGCAGGAAGCCAAGAAGCGCCAGCCGGCGAAAGAGGGCGAGACGCCCACGCAGATGCAGGTGCTTGATGCGGTTGGCATCGACAACATCTGCAAGCAGATCATCGACGGGGTTTCGTTGCGCGAGATTGGCAACAGGCTTGGTCTTTGCCGCAGCGCATTGCTCGAATGGATTGCCGAGGACAAGGAGCGGACGAAGCGCGCAGCCGAGGCAAGGATTCTTTCGGCGATGGTCTGGGACGAGAAGGCAGAAGAGGGGCTTCTGGACGCCACCGACTTTCTGAGTCTTACGCGGGCGCGCGATCTGGCGCATCACTACCGCTGGCGGGCCTCGAAGATCGCGCCAAGGCAGTACGGTGACAAGGTGCAGGTGGCCGGGGCCGACGACCTGCCGCCGATCCGCGCTGAGGGCAAGCTGACGATGAGCCCTGCCGAGGCCTACGCGCGCCTGGTCGCGGCCAAGAAGTGAGCACGGCCGGGTTCGACTGGAAGAACCCGGACTACAGCCCGATCATCGAAGCCCGGATTGCGCTCATCGAGCGCCTGCGCGCCGAGCCCGAGATCGTGCCCGGGGTGCGCGAGCACTACGCCGAAGATCCGGTGTCGTTCATCGACGATTGGGCGATGACGTTCGACCCGCGCAACGCCGAGATCGGCCTGCCGACGACGCTGCCGATGGTGCTGTTCCCGCGCCAGCGCGAGTTCATCGTCTGGCTGTACGAGCACTGGAAGGGCCGAAAGAACGGCCTGGCCGAGAAAAGCCGCGACATGGGCGTGTCGTGGCTGTGCTGCTGGTTCGCCATCTGGATGTGGAACTTCCATCCCGGCGTGGTGATCGGGTTCGGCAGCCGCAAGGAGGAATACGTCGACAAGAGCGGCGACCCCGATTCGCTGTTCTGGAAGCTGCGCGAGGGCATTCGCCAGTTGCCATTCGAGTTGCGGCCACCAGGCTTCGACCTCGACAAGCACGCGCCGTACATGCGGATCGTCAGTCCGCAGACCGGCTCGACGATCAAGGGCGAGGCCGGCGACAACATCGGCCGCGGCGGGCGGACCTCGATCTACTTCGTCGACGAGGCGGCCTACCTCGAGCAGCCCGGCAAGATCGAGGCGTCGTTGAGCCAGACGACGAACTGCCGCATCGACGTGAGCACGCCGAACGGGATGGACAACCCGTTTGCGGTGAAGCGGCACAGCGGCAAGGTCGACGTGTTCACCTTCCACTGGACGCAAGACCCGCGGAAGGGGCCTGAGTGGTACGAGAAGCAGAAGCGCGACCTAGACCCGGTGATCCTGGCCCAGGAAGTCGAGATCAACTATGCGGCGTCGGTCACCAATGCGCTGCTCGACCACAGGCTGATCGACGCCGCGATGTTGCTCGGGCCGGCAGACGTATCGGCCGCCGGCCTGCTGGTGCTGTCGATCGACGTGGCCCGGTTCGGCCATAACGAGACGGTGCTGACGTTGCGCCGCGGTCGGGTG